GCGCGGTCGAAACTGCTGGCGCGCAGCAAGCCCTACTGGCGTCAAATCAGTTCTGGTCTCGCCATCGGCTATCGGCGGCCGACCGGTCGACGCGGTCAGCCCGCAGGCGCCGGAACGTGGATCGCGCGCACATGGGTCGATGGCGCCTATCGCGAGAAGGTGGTCGGGACCGCTGACGATTTCATCGCCGCCGACGGTGCGACGATTCTGAGTTTCGAGCAGGCGCAAGCCAAGGTCCTCGAACTCACCGCTCGCGGGCGTGATCAGGTCTCTGGTCCACTGACGGTCGCCGTCGCCGTGAAACTTCACTTCGCTCATCTTGAAGCGCAGGGCAAAGTTGTCGGCGAGAACCAGCGCTCTCATGCCCGCGCCCATATCATTCCCGCGCTCGGCAACGTTCCGGTGGCCGACCTGACCGCCAAACGTCTGCAACGGTGGCTGCACGATCTCGCGCGGAAGGATCTGCGGATTCGCACGCTCGCCGGCGAGAAGCAGAAATATCGCACTGTCGATACCGACGACACCGAGGCTGTGCGCCGGCGCCGTTGTTCGGCTAATCGCGCCTGGACCACACTGCGCGCGGCACTGACACACGTTTGGAAGGAAGGCCTGACGCCGAGCGATACAGCATGGCGCCGCGTCAAGACGTTCCGAAATGTGGATAGTGCGCGCGCGCGCTTCCTGTCGATCGCCGAGTCCCAGCGGCTCATCAATGGCGCCGATGTGGAATTCCGGCCGCTGGTGATCGCTGCGCTGCAGACCGGTTGCCGTTATCAGGAGCTGGCTCGGCTCAAGGTCGCCGACTTCAACCCGGATGTCGGTACGCTCGCGATCTGGCAGTCCAAGTCCGGTAAGCCGAGACACGTGGTGCTGACCGACGAGGGCGCCGCCTTCTTCCGCCAGTTGACGGCCGGTCGCGCTAGCTCGGCACTCATCCTGCCGCGCGCCGACGGCACCGCCTGGGGCCGCTCACACCAGCAACTCAAAATGCAGGCGGCGTGTCAGCGTGCGCAGATCGAGCCGCCGGTTGGCTTCCATGCGCTGCGCCATTCCTGGGCATCGCTCGCCATTATGGGCGGGATGTCGCTCATGATCGTCTCGCAGAATCTTGGCCACTCGGACACCAGGATGGTCGAAAAGTTCTACGGTCATTTGGCGCCGTCCCATGTCGCCGACGAGATCCGCGCCCGCGCCCCACGGTTCAACATCGGCAAATCGAACGTGACGGCGCTGCGATGAGTACTGTCGACGACCGCGCCTTTGAGCTTTGGGCAATGGAGACGCTCGAAGGTAATCCGACCGAGATATGGGAAACGATCAGCTCGCTCTGGAATAATCTGGCACTGGCTGAGAAGCCGGTTCGCGAGCGCTTGCTTCGGCGAATGGCTGACCTGATTGCCGAGCGCTCGACATCGGCGACTCTCTACCAGCTCATCGAAGACGTACGCTCAATGGCGCCGGCGCCGACGGCAAGGGCGCTCCCCCACGACATCGCCCTCTTCCGGGAGGCCGCCGAATATAGCCGCCGACATCCTGAACGCTGGGTGCGCAGATTCGTCCTTCACGCAAAAGGTCGGTTGGACGAGAGCACCATAAGGAAGTGGATACGGGTTTACGGTTTCGAATTTGATCAAGCGGCGCAGAAACCTGGCGTACCAGACAGCCAGATATTCTCGCCCGTTATATTCGAGCCCGTCTCATTGAAGGGCGAAGGTACACTCACCGTTAACGAGCGTGTCATTCAAGGTGCGGACCGAACGTAGCTTTGGTCCGCACTTTCTCATTGCTGATCTGACCTAAATATTGATCAACAACTCGTGGCCGTCCAAGTGTGTTGAAGACACCTTGGAGGGTCGCACCATGTCCGAACTGAATCCTGATCACGAGATCATACGTCGCAAGCGCCGCGTGCGCACCGACGTCGAGCCGGCCGCCTACAACGTCCCTCGCTTCTGCGACAGTCACGAAATCTCGCGGACGCAATTGTTCAAGAGGTGGAAGCGAGGTCAATCCCCGCGCTTCTACTGGGAGGGTCGGCAGCGGCGCATCACGCGCGAGGCGGCGGCTGAATATCGCGCCGAGCGTGAAGCTGAGACTCAATCTGAAATTTGAAGGGAGTTGCGAGCGGGTGCCCGGCCAAGGGCACCTCGCTCATTTCGTCCAAGCCGGTGAAAGCTAGGATTTAGTGCTGATGTCCGTATGTAGCGTTTCTGAATCCCCCGATCAACCGCGTTGTGAGTTTTGCGGCAAAGCCATCCCGCCCGGTGGTCGTCGCCCGCGCCGGTTCTGCTGCGACACCCACCGCGTAGCGGCCTCCAGGATGCGTCGCCGTGGCTCCAGGCTAGCAAACAGCCACCCGACCTCCTCCAACGCATCCACGACCGAATTTCCAATTTTCGGACAAAAACGTCCTTGAATTCATTGGACTTTTTTCAGGCAAAAAACCAACCTCGCCTCCCTCTCAACCTGCTCGGCGGTCAGCGCTGGAACGGCGACGTTCCGACCGCCCGCGCCTTCAAAATCCAGACCGTGATCGACACCGAAATCGGAATAGCCGGCTTCGGTGAAATGGTCACGTCCTCCGATGGAGTTCGCTGCTTCGTCATCCCGTCGAGGCGCGCGCGATGACGCACGAACGTCCGCGCACCCAGTGGCGTCAGGTCGCCGGTCCAGATCTGGACCCGCGGAGCTTCCATGCCGCCACTGTCCCTGACGGTGAGAACGGTTGGAGCGGTGGTGCCTATGAGGCTGCTGAAGCGAAGAACCGCGCGCTCCTCGCACGCATTTCGCCAAGCCGACCAGACCCAAGATGGCGGCGGCGCTCGAACCTGCTGGCGCCGTTGAGCTCAGCGAGCGCGCGATCGAACTGATCGCGACGATTCCCGACGATCTGTCGTTCCCCAATTTCCTCAAGCGCTCGGTGCGGTCATGACCGACATCCCGCAGACCAGTGGCAATCCCGTTCTCGCCGCGCATGCCGCCGAGATCCGCCGCCTGGGCGGCCGCATCATCGCTGTCGCCACCGAAGCCGCCATCGAGATTGGCCGGCACTTGACCGAAGCCAAGGCCGAGGTCGGTCACGGCCACTTCGGCGACTGGCTCAAGCGGGAATTCGATTGGAGCGACCGCGCGGCACGGAATTTCATGCACGTCTATGAGATGTCACTCAATAACGGAAACGTTTCCGATTTGAACCTACCGATGCGCGCGCTTTATGCGCTCGCCGCGCAAGGCACGCCCGAAGAAGCCCGCACCGAGATCATCGAGCGCGCCGCCGCCGGCGAACAGATGTCCGGTACCGAGGTGAAGGAGACGATCGCGCGCGTGATGCACAAGGGCGACACGGGCGAGACCGCGCAGGTGACGTCGAGCGATACGACCGAGATCACGCAGGTGATGCAGGACGGCACGGCCGAGACCGCCGCGCCGGATGATGTGGTCGCATCGGCCGAAGGCGCCGGAGATGATGATGGCGTCACGGCGGATCTGACGCCGCCGGATGATGTGGTCACATCGGCCGAAGGCGTTGGTGATGATGGCGCCATGGCGGATCCGACGCCGCCGGCGTCTGCGCCGAATCGCGCCGCGGCTGCCGCGGCTGCCGTCAATGGGCTGAGCGGCACCGAGCTGCAGGACTTTCTCAACCGGCTGTGGCCTGCGCCTAGGCGCGCCTTCGAGCTGAAATTCGGCGCGCGCAATTCCGACAATACCAATGATGTGATTGCGACACTGGCCGGCCAATGCTCGGTGATGCTCTCACGCCCCCAGCAGAACACCGACGATATCCACAGGAAATTGGCGCACATCAAGCGGTTGACCGGCTCTAGCGGCAAAGCGCGCGCAGGCACTGTCAAGAGCAACGCTCAGCTCGATCGTGGCGCCTTCGCCCGCGGCATGGGCATGGGCATGGCCGGTCCGACCGGCGAGAAATTTCCGACAATGCAGATGGAGCCGACCGGCACCGATGCATCCGGCAACACCGTTTTCGCGCAACCGCGCGGAAACATTCACGGCGAGGCCTAACCGTGAATGAGAACGGGTCCGGCGCGTGAACGTCGAACCCGTCAGATCAGGCCTGGAGTAGTCCATTATGTTGGACTCTTTGAGTGACTATGCAACCGCCAAGGCGGTCAACCTGCCGACCATTAAGACGGTCGGTGTGCCATCCCTGCCCGTCACCGGGCAGTCCCTCAGCCGTAAGCGCAATTGGCAGCCCCACGAGCGTTCGTTCGTGGCTGCCGATCTGTACCGCGGCACGAAGCGCCTGATCGAGCCGACGCTTGCTCAGGCCGCGGCGCTCACCGGTGCCGGATCCACCTCTTCGGTTTGGTGGGCCACGCAGCGCGAAGCGGTGCGGGAGGAGATCATGCTCGGTCTCCTGCCGATGGTTCCGCCCCGCGAGATGAAGTCGAGAGCGTCGATCACCGACGACGATTTATTCGACATCGTCCGCGAGGCCGGCATCGGCCGCGTGCTTGAGGCTGCCTGCGCGTTGGAAGCTGCACAGTAACTGACAACGGCGCCGGTCGTGCGATGGCCGGCGCCTTTTATCTGGACCGATGACAATGGAACAGAAAATCCCGACCAACTTGCGCCGGCCGGAAGAGCGCTACACGGCGCTCAAGATGGCCGACGCAATCCTCCGTGGCGACCGCCGGCGACAGCGCGCGCAAGCAATGCCACGGCCCGACAAGAAGAGGGCGCCTCAGGTCCAGGTTGAACCGCGGCGCCTTCACCTCAGCGATCTGAAAACAGCGCTCGCTGCGAAGCGGCGCCTTCAAGGAGAATGACCATGACTTACACGAACATCGTGCAACACCCGCGGGCTGCAGCCGCGCGCGAACGAGCGATCGCCAATTCGCCCGAAGCCTGGGAATTGCAGCACGCGATCTGCCGCGCCGTTCAAGCTTACGCTTATTTTCTCGATGCGCACGGCTTGTTCAGCTTCGAGGCGTTCTTGGATGGGGCGGGCGCTCCACCGGTGCTGGTAGTTCGCTACGACTTCGAAGGTGTCGAATTCATTCTCGAAGGCGGCGCCATTGAGGCAGAGCTGGCGTCTCGCGGCGTCCATGGCGGCGCGCCAGATCCGACAGCGGTGTAAGCCGGCCAGCTTCTGCCCGCCGCCTTCATCGGTCGACGGCGCAGAGGCGGGCGGGCGAATACCTCGCACCACCTGAGCCAACTGAAGGAGAATTTAGATGGCTAGTATCGACTCTAGTGGACACGAATACCCGACACCTCATGTCGTGCGTCACCTCGACAAGATGCTGGACAGGCTTTTTACGCTGCATCAGCAGCTCAAGAAGGCCAAGACCAAGCGCGCCGCCGATGCTGCGTATGAGAAGCGGTGGCTGCTCTTGAACCAGCTCGAGGAGTTTCTCGGCGACGCGTGCACGGACTTGGCACCGTAACGTCAGCCAGCTTCTGCGCCGCCGGCTTCATCGGTAGACGGCGCAGAGGCGGGCGGGCGAATACCTCGCACCCCGAGCCAACTGAAGGAGATTTTAGATGGCTAATATCAATCCGAAGAGAGACCCGGTGGAGGAATCGCCGGAGGAGATCGTGTCGGGGGCGGCGCCTTTGCCTGATCCGTTCGACGCTAAGGCTCTGCGGCTGCCTCCCGCATTCGAAGTGAATGCCGGCATCCGCAAGCAGCTCACGACCGTTCCGGTGCGCAGGCCACACTCCCAGGAATGGATCCGCGTCCATCCTGATCCTGCGTTCCGCGGCAATTACGGTGTCGTCTGGCTGAAGGACGACAACGAGGTCTACCTTCTGGCCCCGGCTCTGATCCCCCACTACGAGAACGAAATGACCCGGGTCACCATCTACACGGCTATGTCGATGAACAAGATCGTTTTCTTGTGGCCGTGCAAGCTTGTCGGCAGCGGACACAAGAACGCCGACCGCTGGAATTCCTCCGCCATAGAGGCGGCGGAGTCGGCGATGCTGCGCAAGGTACGCGTCCAGTCGAACAAGGGACTCGGCGCCTACGAACATGCGTTCTCCGACAATCCTACGCCGGAGAACGATCCGGTGTGGCCCGAGGGCGTCTCCTTCACCGACCTGCTGCGTTTGGGGTTCGTGAAGAACGGACGCTACATCGACAACCACGAGCATGAAGTGCTCAAGCTCCTGCTTCGGGGGTACTGAGCCATGCTGCCGTATCGCTCCATCATTCTCGGTGATACCGAGTTCGAATTCGGCGGCGTGAACGGCAACCTCCCTCGGCCGGTGTGTGCGGTCTTCAAAGACTTCACCACCGGCCAGGAGTGGCGGCTGCGGCGCGGTGAATTCGGCGCCGCTCCACCATTCGACACTGAACCAAATACGCTATTTGTCGCCTTCTACGCGAGCGCCGAGGTCGGTACATTCCGCGCCCTCGGCTGGCCAACGCCAGCTCGCATCCTTGACCTGTTCGCCGAGTTCCGTAACCTCACGAACGGATTGCCTGTCCCCAGCAACAAGCTGATCGGCGCCTTGGAGTATTTCGGCCTCGATACCATCGGGGCGGTCTATAAGCAGAACATGATCGACCTGATCCTGCGCGGCCCGCCTTGGACCGAGGAAGAGTGGCAGGCCATGCTCGATTACTGCGCCGGCGACGTTTACGCGCTAGAGCGTCTGTTGCCGGCAATGCTCCCCCACATCGATCTGCCGCGGGCGCTTCTCCGCGGGCGCTATATGGGCAATCTTGCAGTGGTGGAATCCCACGGCGTCCCTGTCGATGTACCTCTGCTAGCTCTTGCGAAGAAACACTGGACCGATATCCAAGATGAGCTGATCGCAAAGATCGATGCCGATTATGGTGTCTACGAAGGACGCTCTTTTCGGGAGGAACGCTGGGAAGCTTTCCTGGCGCGCCACAACATCCCATGGCCTCGCCTCGAGTCCGGCCGTCTAGATCTGGACGACAGCAAGCGACACACGTTCAGGGAAATGGCGAAGATGTATTCGATCGTTTCGCCGATCCGGGAGTTGCGCAATGCCCTCGCGACTATGCGCCTGTTCGAAGATTTGCAGATCGGCGAAGACGGACGCAATCGTGCGCTGATGAGCGCGTTCGGAACTAAGACCTCGCGCAATAAGCCCAGCAACGCCGAGTTCATCTTTGGCACCGCTACTTGGATCAGAGGGTTCATCAAACCGCCGCCGGGACACGCCATCGCCTACATCGACTGGTCGAGCCAAGAGGTCGGCATCGCCGCGGCGCTCTCCGGCGACGAAAACATGATGGCCGATTTCGCTACCGGCGATCCATATCTGGCATTCGGCATTAGGGCCGGCCTGCTGCCCGCCGATATTACCAAAGTAGCAGCAGAAGAATCCTACCCCGGCGTTCGCGACATGCTTAAACAGTGCGTTCTCGGTGTTCAATTTGGGATGGGCTTCGAGACGCTGGCGTTCCGAATCGGCAAATCAACTATCACGGCTCGCCAGCTAATTCAGGCCCACAAAGATCGCTACCCGAAGTTCTGGCGAATGGCGGACAGCGCCGTCGCCTGCGCGATGCAGGGACAGCCGATCGGCACGGTGTTCGGTTGGCAAGTTCGCGCTAGTTCTGAGCAATGGAAATGGCGCTCGTTATTGAATTTTCCGATGCAGGCCAACGGCGCAGAGATGATGCGGCTGGCGTGCTGCATGGCGGTCGAGGCCGTCCTCGAGGTTGCGCTCCGGTGCACGACGCGTTTCTCATCTGCGCACCGCTCGATCAGATCGACGCCAGCGTAGCAGAGATGAAGTTCATCATGGAGAAATCCTCGCGCATCGTGCTCGACGGCTTCACAATCAAGGCCGACTGTCCCGAGTTCGACGGTAACGGTAAGCTGCTGGAGTTTCCACAGATCGTGCGCTACCCCAACCGCTACATGATCAAGCGCGGCGCGAAGATGTGGAAGACGGTCATGGAGATTCTTGAGCGGTTCAAGGAGAAAGATAAGGTTGAGGCGGCGTGATGGAGGAATTCAGTGCTGAAAGTCATAAGCTAAAACCGGAGCATCTCAAGAACTTGAGGCCGGTTGAGAAGCCCGTTGTGCGGAAGCGGCAGAAGCGTGAGTTCATTCAGATCACCCGCGAGCAGTCCGAGCGTCTCGACAAAACAAAGAATGCCACCACCTTTAAGGTGTTTCACCACCTGTTGTTCCTCAACTGGAAATCCCCTGGTAGAACTATTCGACTAGCTAACGAAGCCCTGGCGGGAAAGGGTATCGACCGGTTCGCCAAACGTCGCGCGCTACCAGAGCTGAAGAAGCTCGGCCTCATAAAATTGAAGATGCAGTCCCGCAAATCGCCGGTAATTGTCGTCCGGAAGGTGTAATGACGTCTCAGGAATCTGTTGCATCCATATATCATACGGTACCCCCTCTCTCTTATCTGTCTTAATCTCGAATACTAATATAGAGGGTAGAGTGGGGGGTAGAGATGAGAGGTGAACACCTATGGCACGGTCGGCGGAAGACCCGGCTCGGCTTCGAAAGTTCAAGCTACCGCGGCGCAGTACTGGCGCGATGGGAAGGAAGTTATGAGTGAAGCACCCACCAGCGATCGGCGGATGAAGCTTGTGCGGGATGTCGCCGTCGCCTTGGCGGAATACTTCGGCGATCGTCCAGGGGATTTCGGTTGTCACGTGCAGGCTGTGAAAATGCTGGTCAAGGCTGGACCGCTTCGCGGCCATGCGGTCGGCGACTTCTTCGTCGTGAAGGATTCTACCGGTCGGCGTCCGGCGAAGGGATTGAAGATCTGATGAATCATGGAGAAAGTGTTGTGAAACAGATTGTTGCGTATCGAATGCCAGAGATGAAAAGCTGGAAACAGCTTGATCGCGTGTTTGCTAAATTCCAGATCGTTCTGTCCACATATGTTGAAGACCACATCATCGGCTACCATCCGGCCTACGTTGACGATGAAGGCATCGAGTGGCCACCAGAGCCGATCGATGACGACAGCGTGCCATGGTGGGACCAAACTGAAATCGCAGTTTCAGATTACATCTACACCTACGCCAACGCCTTCAACAGACAGACGGGAGAAACGAGCCCGTACATGTCGCATATCACGCTGCAAATTTTGCTGAAGGATGAAGCTCAGGCCGAGGCGTTGATCCGTGAGTTGCGTTTCTGCGGCTTCGTCGGCAGCGTCGATCCTGATTATCAGGATCGTTCACACACATCCCACTGTGAGGGGGCGTATCGCTTAAACGCTGTCGCCGCGCACCACAGCGTGATCCGGTTTGTGGCCGCGAAAGCGACCTCATTGGAAGCTCGCTGGTACGTTTTGGTGAGCACCCCTTCACATTAGACCTGGCTGATTTCAAACCTTGAGTTTCATTTCTGGATTGAAGTTGTAGCGCGGCCACGCACCGACGAGCCATGATCGGCCGCCTGAGATCGCATTGATTCGGGCGGCGTGTGCAGTCAACATCACAGCACCAGAGTTTGATGATCACCTAAACGGTTTGCGTGCATCGGCGTGTGTGCACGGTGCGTGTGCAACGTACCAATACGATGATGGATGATGAATTGATGAGACGCGCCTGCGTTGACGCCGTCATTAATAGCTCAACACCAATGTTGAACACCGTGCTGATCGCGCATGCCGATCACGGGCACCGCACCACGCACACCGCACCACGCACACCGATGACGGTGACCGCCAGACGCTCGGCAGCTTAAGTAGTTGCCTCTCTTTGTTTGATATCGGCGGGTCCTTGTGACGGTCACCATGGAGTCGAGGGCCGCCCCGCAGTGGTGGTGCGCCAGTTGCGTAATATCTTCAAAGCCTTATAATTAGGTAAGGTGTGCTTACCTATTTCGGGCGTCGAGATGTCGGAAGACATTGTGACCAAAGGCCAATTTGCGGTGATTGCCGGCGTGAGCCAACCGCGCGTGGCGCAATGGCTGGCAAAAGGCCAGATCTCCGGCGAGGCTATCGTCGGCAGCGGCCATCGGGCCCGCATCCGGGTCGCCGTGGCCATGGAACAGCTACGGCGAAATTTGGATGCGTCGCAGCACCTCGGCGCCAACGGTCGCGCTCGTGTCGCCTCCGGCGACGACGACGGCACCGTCGAGGACGCCATCAAGCGCGCCCGGCTCGAACAATTGAGCCTGGCTAACGAGCACGCCCGGGCGCTCCGAGAAGCCAATGCCGGCCGCTACGTCCTGGCCGATGACGTCCGCCAGCAGATGGGCGCGATCGCCGGCCGCATGGTCGGCATGTTCGAAGGTTCGCTCGGTGAATTCGCCACGGCCATTACCGGCAAGTTCAATGTGCCGGCGCGCGATGTGCTCCACATCCTACGAACTACGTTCCGCACTGTCCGCGAGCGCACTACCAAGACCGAGAGCGGTATCGCTAAGGCACTACCGGCAATGGTCGACGATACGGAGAGCGTGGAATGATCGCGCTGGCCAACCCCGAGCGCCTCGCTCACGAGGCGATCGCCGCCGCTCTGCGGCCGCCAGCTCCAATCGACTACCTGGACTGGGCTGAGAGGCACGTTTTCTTTGACGATCCGATCCCCGGACCGTTTGACCCGACCCGGTTTCCGTACTTCACCGAAATTCTGCGCGCTCTGTCGCCGCAAGATCCGTGTCGTATTGTGACGTTAGTAAGCTCGGCTCAAATCGGAAAAACAACAATCGGAAATATCTTCACGCTCGGCTCCCTGACCATGGGCCGTGGCACGGTCATGTACTGCCACCCGACAGACGACAACGCGCGCCGCTGGAGCCGCATGAAGTTGTCGCCGATGATGCGGGCAACGCCGATCGTCGCCGAACAATTTCCGCAGCGTGCTCGTGATGGTGCCGACAATGTTTTGTTCAAGGACAGAAAGGACGGCTTGGCGCGCCTGCTGATAACCGGCGCCAATAGCCCGGCGAGCTTGTCCCAAGTCACAGCCGAATTTCTAGTCGAAGATGATTTATCCAAATTCGAACCGAACAGCGCTGGTGATCCTGAGACACAAGCCGACAGCCGGACGCGTGCCATCGAGTTCCAAGATCCTGAAAATCAGCACGCCGCTGGTGCTGCCAGGCTGCAAGATCACGCGCAACTTCGAGCTTGGCTCGATGGAAATGCCATTCGTGCCATGCCCACATTGCGGTGAGATGTTCATCTTAGAGTGGGACAACATGCTCGCCAATCTCGATCCCGAGCATCTAGAGCACGCACACTTCACATGCGGCTCCTGCGGCGGCGTGATCGAAGAGCATCAGCGGCCACAAATGCTCGCCGGCTTCGAGTGGCGCGCACAGAATGCGGCGGCTCGGCGCGAACATCGGTCGTTCTATATCTGCTCGGCATATTCTTATCTGCAGAGCTGGTCGCGGATTGCACAGGAATGGCTCAAGGCTCGCGGTGATCCCGGCGCCGAACAGACCTTCATCTGCGACACCGTAGGCAAAGCTTATAAGGCGCAAGGCGAATCGCCGCCATGGGAAACGTTGCGCGACCGCGCTGCGCAGTCGCATTACATCCGAGGCACGATCCCCCGAGGTTCTTTGCTGTACATGGTGGGAATCGATTGTCAGATCGATCGCGTTGAATGGCAGCTGGTCGGCTTCGGCGCTGAATATCGCCGCTACGTGATCGACTACGGTATCATCGGCCGGCACATCAGCGACCAAAACTGCCAGCGTAACCTTGATTTGGTGCTGGCGCGCCGATGGAAGAACAGCGTCGGCCGTGAGCTGGGCGTTGATTTCGCCGCGATCGACGGCAACGCTTGGACCGAGGATGTCTGGAGCTTCGCTCGCAGGTACCCGGCGAACAAACTGATCATGGTCCGTGGTCGTGGTGATGATGCCGCGCCGCGACTTGCCCTGGTGAAGCGCGAGAGGAACGAGAGCACTGGCAAGGTTCTTGCGCGGTCTCGGCGGTTTTACAATCTTGGTGTGTCTGGGCTGAAAATGTCGCTCTACCGTGACCTGCAGAAGGACGACCCGACTGCGCGCGGCTTCGTCTCGTTTCCGTCGGGCCTCGGCGACGACTATTTTCAAGAGCTGACGGCGGAACGGCGGACGGCGCTTAAGCACCACGGCTTTACGGAGTACCGTTGGGTCAAAGACGATCGGCAGGACAATGAGGCGTTGGACACGGCAATCATCGCCACCGGCGCTGCGCTTAGGTTTGGCGTCTATAGCCTGTCTGACCGTGGTTGGGATGCTCTAAGGTCGCAGCGTGAAGTTCGGCTGGCGCCAGTGCCAGCGCCGCCTACTCCGGCACCTGCGACGCCGACGCCTGGTGGCGTGGTTCCCGAGGATCCAAAAGCAGCAACAGCGCCGGTCGCCGAAGGATACTGGGAGGAGCGTACGCGGCGTGAGCTGGAAAACATGGAGCGGGTTGCAGCAGAAAACAGGTCAAAATTCCTCGATCCGCACGGTTTGCGGACCAAAGCTAATTTCTGGGATAAAGACTGACGGAGATGCACCAATGAGACGCGTGACGGACTATTTGGCGTACTTGATTGCTTTGAAGCGCCACTTCCATGGCGGCCAGATGCCTGGCGAGTATTACAAGCCGGCCGCCGAATTCCATTCCCTTGGCGCCAGAGGCGGCCCGCGTGATAGCAACGGAAATCGCTTGGACAAGAACGGCCGGGTGATCGGCCGCGACGCTGCGTTTTGCCCGGTCACGAATTCGACCAACCCGTACACGCGACAACCGATGGGAGCGTGGCTGCGGTGATCGAGCGCCCGCATCCATTGCCTCGAACATTTGCGAACCGAAAGGCAGTGACCGACCGTACGGGCCGCGGCAGGGAATCTTGCAACAGGCTCAGACCAAATCACCGCCCCACGCGATTTCACCGCCAGTCGCCATGGCGCTGCGATTGGTTTTGGCTATCCTGGCGGAGTACTGATTCTCTCAATCTGGACAAACTTTGAAGTCCCGGCGCGAAAAGCTTCGTCGGGACTTTTTGTTAGGTCTGCCGCCTTCTAATCAACCGATCACGTCGGCCCAATCGAACTGCTCAGCACGGCTAACCGCCGGCTTCTCTTTCTCCTTTGGATTTTCAGGTGCCGCTGGCAATTGAAGGACGGTGGCACTTAGCGTTCGTCTCAGATGAGCGTGCGAAGTCCGGTCTTACCCCCCAATATCAGACATCGCTCGACGCGCATAATGACCTTGGCTGTGTAAAAACGTGGTGGCGCCCGACCCATTTCG